ACTCCAGCTTAATAATTTTTTATAATATTCATACATAAGAATATATAATATATGATTAAAATATTATATATTTTATTGATTATTTCATGATTACCATACTTTTATTTATATTTTATATTTTATATTTTTATATAAATAATATTCTATTTTACATATCCATTTCAATATTCGTTTCACTACGATTTTCATCATTCGTTTGATATTTTTTATAAATATTCAATGTTCTTGCGCTAGCATCACACGCATCAATAAATCGAGGCATCCAAAAATATGGAACTACATTTTCACAATTTGGATAATATTGTTCAAACAAAGAACGATAATATATCTGTTCTTTTGTTTTTGGAGATAAATATGTATACATATTCGCGTCAAATGTCATGTTATCTACATTTTCATTAATAATTTCATACCAAGATTTTTTATTACTACTTACTCCATCACTAAATGCTTCTTTTGTTCTCCAAAGTACTTCGCGTGGTAATAGGTCTGGAGCCATCATCTCAATACTTTTTCTTAGTAACCATTTTTCTGGTTTTCCAGGGTTATATCTATATTTCAAAGGAAGTGATAAATATGTATTTACCCAATTAATATCCAAAAATGGTGTTCTTGGTTCAAGCCCATTAGATGAAATTGATTTATCAGACCTAAGAACATCAAAATAATGGATATTATCCATTAATCGTTTTGTTTCTTTATCAAATGAAAGAGCATCCGGCGCAGCATGAAAATATAAATATCCACCCATCAATTCATCACTTCCATCTCCATTAAAAATAACTTTAGCTTCGCTATTATTTGAAATATACTTACTGACAAGATAATTACCTACACTAGCTCTTACGGTAGTCGTATCATAACTTTCAATAATGCGAATGACTTCCGGAATTGAATTTAAGAAATCTTCTTCAGAGACGATGATTTCGGTATGGATTGAACCAATATGTTCTGCTACCATTCTAGCATATTTAAGGTCTTCGCCTCCAGGCATACCAATTGAATAAGTTTCAATTGGTTCTTTCGAATATTTTGATACTAAAGAAGCAACCAAGCTACTATCTAAACCTCCTGACAATAGACATGCTACTTTTCGGTCAGTAGTTCCAATTACTCTTTTTTTCACTGCTTCAGTAAATGCCTCATACACTTGTTTAAATACATTATAATAATCAGTAGTTGTAGCAGGAGTTAATTCAAATTTATTATTAAAAACATAAGGAGTCGTGTATTTTTTAGCATAAATTTCAAAGTTATAAAAAGAAAGAATTTTCATTTCTTTTGTCAATTTTGAGTAAGTGCCAGGAGGATATTGTTCAATGAAAAAACGGTTATATGTACCTGTGTTTTGGTCTTTATATACCAATAATTTATCATTATAATTCATAATTCCAGATAACATTTTAAGTTCAGAAGCAAAACCAATGATAGGATAATGACTCGATGTATATTTTGCCGGATTTCCATCATAATTATCTTTGATATAATCTCCATTTCCGACATCATCTTTGTGTTTCAAGATATAAAGCGGTCTTACACCATAAGAATCACGAGCAACATAAATTACGGGTTCTTCATCAGTAATATTACTGGCGTCATATAAAATAAATGAAAAATACCCATCTAGTAGAGACAATGTATATTCCATTCCAAATTTTTTATATAAATGAATAATAATTTCGCAATCCGAATTGGTAGTTGGTTCTACATCAATCATTTTAAATAATTCCTTGAAATTATAAATCTCACCATTACACATAAGAGTAATTTTATCAATTGTCATTGGTTGATTCGAAATATTATCTAATCCATTGATAGCTAAACGGTGAAACCCAAAAATAACATCATTATATAGGTCAATTTGTTCAGAGTATTCAGGTCCTCTTGATACTCCATTCATAAAACATTTATCAATAATATTCCTAGGAATAACTTGAGAGTTGTTTAAAATGGAAAATATGCCACACATTTTGTTATTTATCTACTTATTAGGATTATCTTTAGGTATTTTGAATATAATATTGTATAAGTATATAATATATTATGAATACTAACGGGATAATAGAAGGAGCATATTATACAAATGTTGATAGATATCAAACATTAAATGATAGAATATCAAGTAGAAATATACCATCTGAATATTTACAACCTGCTTTTTCAAATAGACCAGTATCTACAAAATATTCAAAATTATCGATTGTTGACCAATATAAAGAAGCAAATGTACCATTAGTTGCGGCATCTACATATAATGTTGGTAAAATTTTTAATCCTGGAAATGCTGAGGCGCCTTGGTCTGGATACGCATCAAACGTAGATGTTGAAACGATTTTAAGAAATCAAGCATTTGCTCTTCAAAAAGGTGATAAATCGACTTATGTTCCATCTACAAGTAGTGATTTATATAATGTAGAAGTTGTTGGAAGACAAGAACAACAACCCTTTCCAGGATTATTTTCTTTACAAGTATTGGACCCATTTAATCCAAACCCACATAATTTAGGACAAGATGTTTTTAACAACCCAACTAGACAACAATTAAAAAATATTACAAAATAATCAAATTTACAAAATCAAATTTACAAATTTAAATTATTTTATAAAATTAAATTTAAATTTATAAAATAAATCATGGAAAATGATGATATCCAACCTATTTTTAAAGATGAAGACAAGCAAATGGAAGATGAAAAAGTATTAACTGAAAATAGTGAAATACAAATTAAAGACAATACCATATCGTCATCTAATCATACAGACATCCTATCAACACCTGAAAATACAATAGAGAAAGAATATATTTTAAATGAAAAAAACGACTTTAATGTTTCAAATACTTATTACAATTCAAATATTAATTCTCTAACATTAGAATATTTTTCAAATTTAGGTGCTTATAACAAATATTTGAATAAATCAAAAATTGAAAAGACGATAACAAATTCAGATAAAAAATTTTATAAAAAAAGAATTTTAGATTCAACAAAAAAAATGTTAAAAGGTGAATTTGAAAGTGAACCATTAAAAGAAATATTTAATAAATATATTTTCTCTCTTATATCTCATTTCAAAATAATGGATACAACAGAAATAATTCAAAAAAATTTTGATTCAACTGATTCTAATAGTCCAGATATATTAGATAGTTCTTTTATTTCAATCATGGATATATCACTATCAAATCCAAATCAATTATTATATAAAACGGAAACTAAAACACTTACAATGGACAATTTTATAAATAAAAAACCAAAACAAAAAGAACTACAACATTTTCCATTAAAAAAAAATATAAATTTAAGAGAACCTGAGTTTAAAACAAAAGGTATTAAAAAAAAGGAAAAAAAAGAAAATATAGATAATGTATAAGCAAATGAAAAATTATGGGAAAAAACATACAGATAATAGTTTTAATGAAAAAGAATATATTATAAAACAACAATTAAAATGTTCTCCTCAAAAAATAAAAAAAGATTATACGTGTTATTCAGATGATTCATTATTAAAATTAAGAAATTATTGGAATATACGTCATCCTGACAAAAGAATAAATACTGTTGAGCCGAGAGAAATATGGATGGAATTAAAAAAAAACATGTTAAATACATGTGATATTGAATCCTGTTGGCTTAGACAAAAATTTATAAAAGAAAACCTAGATAAGGAATTACTAGAATTTACTTTTGCTCCAAAATCACCTGATAGTTGGAAAAAGAATCCAGATGAATGGTTATCTAGCACAGATATTGAAAATGTAATGAAACAATATGAACACGCATACCCTTCGTTTGCTTTTATAGGTCCTTCGCCGATTGATTTTGATAGTTTGAAATTATATGGTCAGTGTGTATGGGAAGAATTATGTAACTTTGAATTACATAATTATATACGCAATGGAAAAAACAAAATAGGTATTGTATTTAACACAGACCCGCATTATAAGAGCGGTTCACATTGGATAGCATTATTTATTAATATACAAAAAAAATATATTTATTATTTTGATAGTAATGGCAATGATATCCCAAAACAAATCAAAACATTTATAGAGAGAGTTAAAATACAAGGAAATCAGAGTTTAGGTATAGAATTCAAGGTAATGAGTAATTATAATTTTTCTCATCAAAAAACAGATACAGAATGTGGTATGTATGTTTTATATTTTATCATACAATTATTAA